CTGCGCGTCACGGGCGGCGTCGGCATTGGCGGCGCGCTGTACACGGGCGCGGATGCGTTCATCAACGGCGCTCGCGTCGGCATCGGTCCTGCAGGCACGGACAACACGGTTCTAGGCGTGAGCGCAGGTGCGGCGCTTCAGGCAGGTGGCAACGAGAACGTATGTATCGGTGCGCGTGCGGGTGACGCGATTACAACAGGCGATGAAAATGTGGCGATTGGCACTGACGCATTGGGTGCAGCATCTGACGCAACACGCTCGGTTGCTATTGGTAGGCGTGCGTTACAAAACGCAACTGGTGGTTCAAATGTGGCGATAGGTCGTGGCAGTGGATTTAATATCACCGCAGGCGCGCTCAATACCCTTGTCGGAACCCAAGCCCAAGAGTTGGGTGGAGACACCACTCGCGTAGTTGGCGTTGGTTACGGCGTTCTATTTCGTAATCGCGCCAATGAAGTAGTGGCCATCGGCGCTGACGCCCTACCTATCAACACCCTCGGCACCGCGAACGTCGCCGTAGGCCGCTCGGCGCTCGGCGCTGCGACCACGGCCGCTGCAACCGTCACGATCTCCGCAGCGGGAACCGGAGGCACGCCGGGGACGTACACGGGCGTCCAGTTGACCTACGTCAGCGGCGCGACCGCAGTGACCTACCCCACGGCTGACATCGTGGTTGGCGCTGGTGGCAATGTCACGACAGTCACCATCGTCAGCGGCGGCACGGGCTTCACGGCCACCAGCGGAACGGTGATGACTGCTGCGTCAGCGAGCATCGGCAACACGACGGGCTTTACCTGCACGCTAGCGACGGTCAACACGGCTGCGAGCAACACGGCGGTAGGTCATCAGGCGGGGCTGCTGCAGACCACGGCGAGCAACAACACGCTCGTCGGCGCGAACGCAGGCGATGCGATCACCACTGGAAATCGCAATACGGCTGTAGGTCAAAATGCTCTCGGCGCGCTTACAACCGGAACTGACAACATTCAAATTGGTGTTCAGGCAAGCCCTACGGCAATCACTGGATTGGCTAACACGATCATTGGCAACACAAACACAAAGATCACTAGTGGAGCGCGGAATACGATTGTTGGTTCTGGGCAAATAGACGCTCAAAACGGACCGGGAGCCACGCTTACAACTGGTTCCAGAAACATTCTGATAGGTCATGTCGATGTTCCTACGGCCAGTACCAGCGATGCAATCATCATTGGTTCAGGAGCCAACAACGGCAACTACACGCCGACCGAAGGAACAAACTCAACGACAATCGGAACTCCGCAGCAAACTTCTGCACGAGTTTTCGGCGGCACGTTCCTATCGACCGGAGCCAACGGGCAGTCCACGCAACTCGGGCAGTCCACCACGCTGCTCTCCGCGCTCTCGGGCGCGACCGTCACGGCGACGAACCTGATCCCCGCCAACTGCATCCTTCTCGGCGTCACGGCTCGCGTCACGACGGCGATCACGGGCGCTACATCGTTCGACATCGGCGACGGCACGACAGCCAACCGATTCGGCGATGACATCGCCATCGCGCTGAACACGACCGCGAACAACTGCATCGCGCCTGCGCTCATCACGGCGGCGACTAACGTCGTGCTGACCGCGAACGGCTCCAACTTTACGGGCGGCGCGGTGCGGCTGACCGCCCACTTCATGACCCTCGTAGCGCCGACATCATGACCGACCACACCTTCACACCGGAAGACACTGCCGAGCATCTGCGCGGTCTGCAGGCATCCGCCGACCTGATCGACGCGCTCGTCGCGGCAGGCGCCAAGGACGCGGAGACACGCGACACGATGGACCGCAACGTGCGGCATATCGGCATCATGTGCGCCATGCCGCACCTGCAGGAATGCGGCGCGGACCTGACGCCGTACACAGACGCGGCGCACCGTGGCGCGGCGTGGCTTGCCTAATGTGCAGCCGCGAGCGCATCATCCTCCGTGCGGCGAAGGCGCTGGCGCGCTCGCCTGCGGCGCGGTGCATCGACCCTGACGCCGCGATGCCGTGGCTCCCGTTCACGGCTGACGCGCAGCGCATCAGGACCAAGGCGGCGGACGAGCCGCTTCAGGACATCGAGGCGCGGGAACTTGCCAAGTACGTGGCGGCGCTGGAGGAAGTGCTAGGTGAAGCCGTCGAGCCGCTTCAGGAACTGGTACGCGAGTGGCGCGGGACGCCTGCGGCGCTTGCCGAACGCATCCAGCGCGAGGCGCTGTCCATGCGCGGCGACCTAGCGAAGCAGATCCGCGAGATTGCCAAGCCGTACGCGCAGGTCATGGCGTCTGCCGGGGCGCAGGCTGCCACGGACAGCCTCGCGGACCTTCTGACGCCCGAGCAACTGCTAGATGACTCGGAAGCCAACCCGGCGGCTGTACGGGCCGCAGAACGGGCGGCAGACCGCATGTCCGCGTCCGTGTCGGAGACGGCGGCGCAGTACATCGCTGACACGGTCGCCGGGGGCATCGAGGAAGGCGCGACGGTGGACGAGATCGCCGACCGCATCGCGGAAAGCCGTGGCATCAGCCGAAGCCGCGCGGAAATGATTGCACGGACGGAATCGGCCTACGCCTACACCGAGGGGCGGTTGGAGTCGATGAAGGAAAGTGGCGTGGTCACGGGCAAGCGCTGGTTGCTGTCGCCGGACGCCTGCGAGTTCTGCGAGGCTGCGGCGCGGCAGTACGGGGACAAGACGGTGCCGCTAGACACGCCGTTCTACACCATCGGCACGACGCTGACGGGCGTGGCGGGTGGTCGCATGAAACTGACCTACCGTAACGTGGACGGACCACCGCTGCATCCCAACTGTCGGTGCGACGTGATCGCAGTCACTCGGGCAACCCAATGAACAGCAAGAACCTACAGGCAACGATCCGCAAGCAGGCAGGCAAGGCGTCCACGTTTGTGGCGACCATCACCACGGACAGCGTGGACCGCGACGGCGAGGTGGTCGTACCCGGCGGCATGAACAGCCGGGACTACGAGCGCAACCCGGTGCTGCTGTACGAGCATGACGTGAAGCAGCCCATCGGCAAGATGCTGTCCATGAAGAGGATGGAACGCGGCATCGAGGCAGAGTTTGCGCTAGCGCCGCGACCTGACAACCACGTAGGCGAGTGGTTCCCGGATACGGTCGCTAGCCTGCTTGACTTCGGTGCGCTGAACACGATGTCTATCGGGTTCCTTGGCATCGAGTCCCGTCCAGCGTCCAAGGCCGACAACGAGAAGTACGGGCAGGGCGTGCGCCGCGTGTACGGCAAGTGGAAGTTGCTAGAGGTGTCGGTGGTCAGCGTGCCTGCGAATCAGGATGCCATCGTGACTGCCGTCCGCAAGGGACTGGTGACACGGGACGCCATCGCCCCATTCGGCATCACCGTACCGGACGTTCCCGTGCCTGCGCAGGTGCGTGCAACGTACCGTATTGCGGTCGCGGTCCCTGCCATCGGCAAGGCTGACCGGGCGCGCATTGTGCGGGACGAGATCGCACGCGCTCGCGGCAGCATCTACGCCGACTGACGCACAACTGACTCTCTCCTTGGCGCAGCCGTCCGTACCGGGCGGCTTGCGCTGCTTTTGGCGTGCCTAGTGTTACGTAGTCGGTTGGTCGAGTCGGTGGGCTTTACGCCCGGACGAATGGCCTGCGCCGCGCATCGTTCTATCCATTCGACACCACACCCATTTAGGGAGTTACAGCAATGAAGAAGGTCACTGTGAGCGAACTGCAGAAGAACCTGCAGGCGCTCGCCAATCAGAAGGGCGCGAACGGCTTCGACAAGGCCAAGGCGCTTTACCTTGAGGATCTGATGATTGTGGACGAGGCGGGCAACCCCGTCGATCCGTCCGCGATTGACTATCAGGTCACCCTCATGCCAGCCGCTGGCGCAGCGGCAGAGACTGACGCGATGGACGAGGACAAGCCGGAGGACGCTTCCAAGAGCGTTGCCGCGCAGGTCCGTACGGTCATCCGCGAGGAGATCGCCAAGAGCGCTCCCCGCGCGAGCAAGGCCGCCGTGCGCGTCGAGTCGCCGAAGATGTTCGGTCGGCTTCGCAACCTCAAGTCCGCTGACGAGGCGTATCGCTTCGGTCGCTGGGCGATGGGCTGCCTCGGTCACCGCAAGTCGGCTGACTGGTGCGCTGACCACGACATTCTTGTGACCAAGGGTCACACCGAGAACGTCAACACCGCAGGCGGCTTCCTTGTGCCTGACGAGTTTGAGAACAGCCTCATCACGCTGCGCGAGCAGTTCGGCGTGTTCCGCGCGAACGCGCGCATCGTGCCGATGTCCTCCGACGTGAAGCGCATGCCGCGTCGTACCGGAACTGTCACCGCTAACTTCGTCGGCGAGGCTTCGGTTGGCACGCAGTCGCAGCAGACCTTTGATCAGGTCAACCTTGTGGCAAAGAAGTTGATGGTGCTTTCCAAGATCAGCAGCGAACTGAACGAGGACAACGTGGTTGCCCTTGGTGACGATCTCGCTGGCGAAATCTCCTACGCATTCGCGCTCAAGGAGGACCAGTGCGGTTTCAACGGCGACGGCACCTCGACGTTCGGCGGCATCGTCGGACTGCTCAACGCCATCGGCGCAGGCGGTTCGTCTGACGCTGGCTCAGTGACGGCGGCGTCGGGCGTCAGCCTGACCAATCTCCGCGAGGTGGTTGGCAAGTTGGCGCAGTGGGCTGACACGGCAAACGCCAAGTGGTACGTGCGTCGGCAGGAGTGGAACAGCATCTTCCTTCGTCTCGCGGAGTCGGCTGGCGGCGTGACTGCCAACGAGATCCGCGACAGCGAGGAGGGGCTGCGCTTCTTCGGCTACCCCGTCGTGCTGTCGCAGGCGATCACTGCACCTTCGGGCGCAGGCGCGACGTACTGCTACTTCGGTGACCTGTCGCTGGCCGCCTACTTTGGCGACCGTCGTTCGACCACCGTCGAGTTCTCCAACGCCGCCCTGAACGCATTTGAGCAGGACGAGTTGGTGGTGCGCGGCACCGAGCGGTTCGACATCAACGTGGCAAACGTGGGCGATGCCTCCGTGGCTGGCGCGATGATCAAGGCCACCTTCTGATCCTGAAAGGACACACACCCCCATGCTTTACTCACAGAACGTCAAGTTCATCCCGCTTGCCCCGGCTAGCGTGGCGTCCAACGCCACTGCCAGCCTGATCGTGGACACGCGCGGCTTCGCGGAGGCGTCCTTCTGCATCCTTCAGGCTGCAGGAGCCGCCACCACCAAGCCGATCACGCTGACCATCGCGGAGGGCGACACCACGTCGGCCTTCACGACGATCACAGGCTACAACGGCGGCACGGCTGCGACCAACGCGCCGCAGACCGTGGAGGCTCCCACCTCCGCGACGGCTTGCCCGCCCATCATCCTGAACGTGGATTGCCTCGGCAAGAAGCGTTTCCTGCGCCTTCAGATGACTCCCGGCACCACGCAGGTGCTTGGCGCTGTCGCTGTCCTCGGTCGCCCCGCGACCGGGCCGAACAGCATCAACGATGTCATCGCCACGCAGGGTACGGATGGCGCACACGGCACGGTCACCACGGCCACGGGGCTTGTGGTCAACCCGGACGGCGCTGTCGCGGTTGCCTGACCCATCGCGTGCCTTCGGGCGCGCACAGTGCGCACGACGCACACCATGAGCAGGGGCGGCCTTCGGGTCGCCCCTGTTCCATTGGTGCGGTAGGCTTCGCCCATGCTCAAACTCGATCTCGGTTGCGGACCCCATCGCATTCCCGGCTATACGCCCATCGACGCATCGCTAGGCCATGACGTGCGATGCCTGCCGTTCGCGGACGGCACGGTGGACGAGATCCGCGCAAGCCATGTGCTTGAACACATCTCTTTCTCGGAGGCAAACTCGGTAGTGCAGCACTGGGCGCGAATGCTGAAGCCGGGAGGCTGGCTAAAGGTCGCCGTGCCTGACTTCGACAAGATCGTGGAGTGGTACAAGGAGGGACGCGGCGGCGAGATGCCGCTAGAGGCGTACCTGATGGGCGGCCACACCGACCACCACGACTGCCACAAGGCGATCTACCAAGCGCAGAAACTCAAGATGCTGCTTGAGCAGGCAGGGCTTGAGGATGTGTGCCAGTGGGAGGGGGACGCCGATGACTGCAGCCGACACCCCGTGACGCTGAACCTGAAGGCTCGCAAGCCGCACCACTGCGTCCCCGTGCAGTACCCGGACTTCAGCGACATGCATCTGGTGCAGACCTGTCCGCGTCTTGGCTTCAGCGACCACATGTACTGCACCGCGATTGCCACCAAGCAATTGAGCATCAACCTGACGCGGCACACGGGCGTCTTCTGGACGCAGGGCATTGACCGCGTGCTGTCGGACGCGATGAACCGTCCCGGCATCAAGTGGATCGTGACCACGGACTATGACACCGTCTGGGAGTCGCGCGACCTTATCCAGATGCGCGACATCGCCGAGCGCAACGACTGCGACATCCTCGCGCCGATGCAGGCTGGGCGCGAGCGCACGGCACCGCTGCTGACCATCAAGGACGCCAACGGCAAGTTGCAGCAGGGCATCATGTCCACCGAACTGCAGCGCGATTGCCTGCAGGTGGCTACCGCCCATTTCGGGCTGACCATGATCCGGGTGGACGCGCTGCGCAAGTTGGAGCGTCCGTGGTTCAAGGGCGAGCCTGCGCCGGACGGCACATGGGGCGAGGGTCGCACGGACGATGACATTTGGTTCTGGCGGCAGTGGGAGAAGGCCGGACTAAAGGCGTGGATTACGCCCAAGGTGCAGGTGGGACACGCGGAACTGGTGGTGGCTTGGATTGACCGCGACTTGCAGCGGCGGTGGCAGGCAACCAACGAGTACTACAGCATGGGCAAGCCGCACTACGCGCGCTCCTAGCATTCCGTCATGGCAGTCGGCACCTACGCGCTCACCTCCCTGTCCAACCTCAAGTCGTGGCTAGGCATCACCGCATCCACGGATGATGCGGTGCTGGAACGCGCCATTGACCGCGCCACTAGCCGCATTGAGTCGTATCTGGAGCGCAACATCAAGGAACGGTCCTACGCGGAGTGGCGCAGCGGCGCAGGCGTGGACACGATCCGGCTGCACCAATGGCCCGTGACCACGGTCACGTCCGTGTTTAGCGGAAACATCGCGGTGATGGTCATCGGCGCGAAGGGCAACAACCTGCGCGCAAGCATTGCGGTGAATCAGGAAACGCCAACCCCGGCGGTGGTGGCGACGTACACGGACATTGCTGGCGCGACCACGGCTACCAGCATCCCGTTTGCCACCTACCCGACCGTGTCGGATGTCGCCGCGCAGATCGGCGCTACAGGCGCGTACAACGCGACGGTAACCAAGAACCTTCGTGCCGTGCAGATGCGACCGCGCGCAGGCGCTGACTGCGTGCTGGCAAGCATGACGCTGTACGGGGCTGACACGCCGTCCGAGTTCACGTACGACTACGAGCGCGGACGGCTGACCATTGACCGTTCATGGTTCGCCTACTGGCCGCTGCAGAAGGGCATCATGCCCAACGTAGCCAAGTCGATCCTGATCGAATACACCGCCGGATACGCCACCGTGCCGGATGACATCGAGCAGGCGTGCATCGAGGTGGCGTCCATGCTGTACCGCGACAGGCGCAGGGACGGCAACCTGCAGTCAGAGGGGCTTGGGGACTACAACTACAGCCGCGCGACGGTCGCGGAGATGAACGCCAAACTGGACAGCCTTCTGGAGCGCTGGAAGGAAATCAACTGATGAGCGTGGAGACGATGATCGGGCAGTGGGGCATCACCTGCAGCACGCAGCGCCCAACGACCACGCGCGACAGCACAGGCGGCATCATCAACACCTACAGCGCGCAGTTGACTGCCGTCACCGTGCTGCTTCAGCAGGGCGGCGGGTCGGAATCCGACGTGCTAGGCGCGCAGCGCAACACCCTGACGGCGACCGGGTACTGCCTGCTCGGCAACGACATCCAGCCGCAAGACAGGCTATTCAACGGGACCACGTACTGGGACATTCAGGAAGTCCGCACGCCGGACGAGCGGTCGGCGGCTGACGGCGTGGCGCACATGCGGCTTTCCCTGACGCGCATCCTGCCGCTGTAGCCATGCCAGCGCGTTCGACATTCAGCGCCGCGAAACTGCAGCGCATGTTCGATATCGCCATCTTTGAGGGGACGCTTGAGGCGATGATGGAAACGCAAACCGAGATGCAGAAGATGGTCAGCCAGCCGGGGCGCGGTCGCGTCTACGCCAAGACCGCTGGCGGCGCATCACGGCTTGACCGTTTCATCGGCGAGAACGTCGGGCTGAACAAGACAGCAGCCGAGAAGGTCGCTGTAGCGCGGTGGTGGCACGGCGAAACCAAGTCCAAGCGCAAGTTCCGATTGAAGGACGCGCTGGACACCGCGACGATGGCGCGGCGCAAGCGGACCCGCTCGATGGTGGCGATGCGGCAGGGCTTCAACCTGTCCGAATCGGACATCGGCGCGCTGATCGCAAGCAAGAAGGGCGCTCGCAACCTCGGGGACGTTGGGCTGCACCGGGCGTCGGCACCGGGCGATCCGCCGACCGTCAAGAAGGGTGGCCTGCGCAGGGCAATACAGGTCGCCAGACCGCGCAGGAAGTCCGCTGGCAGCCTCAAGGGCTGGCAAATGTCCATACGCCTGAAGTACGCGCGGTGGCTTGAGGATGGCACCACGCGCATGGAAGCGCGTCCATACGTGAAGCCAACGCTGGAGATCGTCAGCAAGCGCGCGCCCGACATCATCAAGGGACGCATACGATTGGCTGGGTTCACCGTCGAATGAAACAGATCGTTGACGCCATCTACACCCGTCTAGCGTCCGTCACCAGTGGCGGGTCATTTCACCAGTTGCTGAACGGTCGCTATTACCACCTGACCGGGCCGCAAAACGTCGCCTTCCCCAACTGCATCTACAGCCTTGACGGGTTTGAGAACGCCGATCAGTTCAACGGGTCGCGCATCCTGTCGGGCGCTATCACCTTCGACATCTACTGCGAGGCCAAGGGCGGGATTTCGGTCTGCATGGACATCGAGGAAGCGCTATTCACCCTGCTTGACCAGCAGGAGTTGTCGGTGTCATCGCCGTACGGCATACTTTCGGTCCAGTGCATTTCGCGCGGCGTACCATCGTTCAACGACGAGTTTGTCATAATGACCCCCTCTTACAGCCTCTACAGCACAAGGACAGCGTAAATGACAGCGATCAACGGGAACACGGGCAACGTGGCAGGTACTGGCATTGTTGGCATCCTCAACACATGGTCAGCCACGATCACCCGCGCAGCATCGGACGTGACATCGTTCACCAACTCGGGCCGCAATCGCCTGCTTGGCATCTACGACCTGACGGGCAGCGCTGGCGGCGTGCTGACCCGCACGGCGTCGTTCATCAGCGGCAACTTCCTTGCGGCGCACACTGCCGACTCTGGCGCGTCGATCACCCTCACTGCGCGCAACGACACCGTATCCACGAACACCATCCAGTTTACGGGTGTCTGCTCCGACGTGTCTTTGCAGTCCACAAAGGCTGGCGACACTTCAGTGACATTCAACTTTTCGCTAGCGTCCACCGCGACAGGCACGAACAGTCCGTTCACGCTTGTCTGGAGCGCCTGACGTGATTGCAAGGAGAGATGCGTCAGTCGTTGGGATGCCTGTTCCCGGATTCGCGGCGGTAGATGCCGTCACGACCGAACAGGACTGGGTAGTGAGCGGATCGCGCAGCGGACAGCCGTTCAAGATGTACGTGTCGCCGCACGTCAGCCGAGACGAGGCCATTTGGGCGGTGGTTTCAAGCCTTCAGATCATGCCAGAGACGTTGGACTGGATCAGCGCTGCGCGGCGCGATCAGGTGGAGCAGTGCGTGCGCATGGACGATGACTGGTTACGATGCCGCACCATATGAAGGCACCACTGATCGTCAATGGGATTGAACTGCGGTTCCTGTCGCTGCGCGACTGGTGCGAACTGACACAGCGTTGGCTTGCCGCGCGGCAGCAGGAGCATGAGGCAGCGCTGCGGAGGGCGGGAGCCGCCACGGTGGACATCGCCAAGGCAGTGCAGGAGTACGCCGAGCGCAAGTCCACGTATGGCTTGCTGCTTGAGATGTGCAAGACGTATGACGGCGCAAGCATGATCCTTGAGCGCGCGGCACAGAATGCCGGACACCCTGTCGATGCGATCCACGCCGCACTTGTGGGCATGGACCCTGACGCGGTCGCAGTCCTTGCAATGCGCGCGTGCGGGTGGGAACTGAAGGCAGACAAGGACGCCGAGGGAAAAGCCTAGAGCCGCCGTCAGACGATGACTGGCGGCGCGCTGCGGCAATGCTCGCGCGCTACGCGCCCGGTCTGGGCGATCCGATGGGCATGACGCTGCCGGACCTTCAGGAATGGCACAATGCGGTAGCCGCGCTGCTAGAGCGCGAGTTCGGCAAGCCTGACTCCGGCGCTACCGACCACCGCGCTAGAGTAGAAGCAGAGATGCGGAGGCTTCACGGATGAGTACGGCAGGCGGCGGCGCAGCGGCTGTCATCGTTGACATCATGGCGAATGCCTCGCAACTGGGGCAGACGCTGCAGCAGGCAGAGCAGCAGATAGCCACATCGTCTGCCAAGATGGGCAAGTCGATTGACGGCGCGATGCAGCAGGCCGAGAAGGCCGCGAAGCAGACCGGGGACCGCATCGGACAGAGCCTTGAGAACGCGATGGCATCGCCTGCCAGCGGCAAGGGACTTGGCCGCATCGGTCAGATGTTCCAAGGTCGCGGCGCGATGATTGGCAACATCGCCACGCAGTTTGCCACGTCGCTGACCGATGACATCAAGTCGCAGGTGGAAAGTCGCGGCGATCTTGGCGACTCGCTCGGCAAGGGTCTGCGCGAATCGCTGAAGGCAATCCCGCACTGGTCCGTCCAACTTGGCGTTGTGCTTGGCGAGGC